CGCATTGGCATTCACAAGGACGATCACGGAGAGACAGAAGACTGGAGCGAGTGGAGCCAAGAGATGGAAGACTACTGCGTCCAAGATGTAAAGGTGACTGCCTCCTTGTTTCACTTCCTTGTTGAGAAAAAGAAATACTCACACCAAGCTCTGATGCTTGAGACATCGTTTGCCAAATCAATGAGGAAGCAAACAGAGACTGGGTTTCCATTTGATAAGGACTCTGCTGGTGAGCTGATCAAGACGCTGATGGTAAGACGAACTGAGATTGAGCAGGAACTACAGGAAGTCTTTGGGCCTACGATCACAGAGATGAAGTCATGCTGGTGGGTTGCTGATGGGAAACAATACGCAAGCAAGAAAGCTGCTGTAGCTGACGGACACAAAGCAAAGGACGTAGAGAGAGGACCAAAGAAAACCAAAGAGATACCTTTTAACCCAGCATCAAGGGACCAGATAGCTGAACGCCTTATGTCTGCTGGATGGGATCCAAAGGAATACGAAGGGAAGAGACCAGCAATCAACGAGGCAGTCCTTAGAGAGATAGACACACCTCAGTCACTGAAGCTTCTTGAATACCTGCTTGTCAGTAAGAGGCTAGGTCAGGTAGCTGAAGGGAACCAAGCGTGGCTCAAGTTAGAACACAAAGGGAGACTGCACGGGTCAGTCAATACCTTGGGAACTGTGAGTGGTAGGTGTAGTCATCACCATCCAAACATGGCCCAGGTTCCAGCAGTCAGAGCTGAGTATGGTAAGGAGTGTAGGTCTTTGTTTACCGCACCCAAAGGCAAGGTGCTTGTAGGTGCTGATGCTTCAGGCTTGGAGCTTAGGTGTCTTGCTCACTATATGTATCAGTGGGACAAGGGGCAGTATGCAAAGGAGATTCTTGAAGGGGACATTCATACAGCTAACCAAAAGGCGGCGGGCCTTGAAAATAGGGACCAAGCGAAGACCTTTATCTACGCCTTTCTATATGGTGCAGGAGACAAGAAGATTGGTGAGATCGTTGGTGGCTCCAGTAAAGAGGGTAAGCAACTAAAGGCATCCTTTATGTCTAAGATCCCCGCAATCAAATCGCTTACTTCTGCTGTTCACCAACAAGTAGAGAAACACGGAGTCCTTCACGGGCTTGACGGTAGGACTCTTCCTTGTCGATCAATGCACAGCTCACTGAACCTGCTGCTTCAATCGGCTGGTGCTGTGGTTATGAAGCAAGCACTTGTGGAATTTGAGATGGATAACAAAGACATCCCCTACGAGCTGCACGCTAATGTCCACGATGAGGTTCAGTTCTCATGCAACAAGAAACAAGCAGATGCCCTTGGTCATTCGTTTGTCAGCGCAATCATCAAGGCAGGAAAGATCCTTAACTTCAAATGCCCGTTGGATGGAGAGTTCAAGATAGGAGCTAACTGGGCAGAAACTCACTAAACAATATGAAACAAGCATTGATTGACGGCGACATGATTCTCTACAGGGCAGCCTTTGCTGCTGAAGTGGAGACCAAATGGGACGATGACATCTTCACCATGCACACTGACTTTAACCAAGCGAAGGCAGAGGCAAGTCAGCTAATGGAAAACATATTGGACAAGCTGGAGACTACTGAGGTCACAACTATCTTTTCTGACAGAAAAAACTTTAGGTATGACTTGTTCCCTGAATACAAGGCTAACCGAAAAGACAAGAGAAGCCCCCTTGGTATCAATGAGATCAGGGAGTGGATGATGGAGACCTTCAATGGAGACAAGTGGGACAACCTGGAGGCTGATGATGTCATTGGAATCCTAGCCACAGGAGACAAGGAGAACACTATCGCAGTCAGTGGTGACAAGGACTTTGGAACACTCCCTTGCACTTGGTATAACTTCCTCAAGGATGAGACAAAGGAGACCACAGAAGAGGAAGCCGATAGGTTTCACCTTGTCCAAGCAATAGCTGGTGACTCTACTGATGGCTATGGTGGGGTCCCCGGTGTAGGACTAATCACAGCACAAAAGCTGCTAGACAAGCATGGAGAGTCATGGGAAACAGTGGTCGATGTCTATGAATCCAAGGGTCTTTCAGCAGATGACGCATTGCTAACCGCTAGGCTTGCAAGAATCCTCAGACACAACGAATACGACAAAGAAACAAAGGAGATAAAGCTATGGACACCTCAGTAAGAAAACTACCAGACTCAGGAGAGCGCAGTCAGTTTGCAAGTGGAGCTGTGAGGGATTCTATGACTGGTAAGGGGCTGCCCTCGTTGTTGCCTATTGCTGCTCTGCGTGCTGCTTCAAAGAGATTTGAGGATGGAGCACTGAAGTATGGGAGGTCTAATTGGGAAAAGGGAATCCCTCTAAGTCGTTATGTTGACAGCATTTACAGACACCTGTGGGCATTCATGGAGGGGGACGAAGAGGAAGACCATTTGGGTGCTGTAGTGTGGAACTCAATGTGCCTATTGCAGACAAAAGAATGGATCAATAACGATAAACTTCCTGAAGTTCTTAATGACCTCTAGCCATATATGAGAATTCAAAATAAAGATTTTCCCACAGTATCAAAGGTTTTCCTTGAGGCCCTGCAAGAAAGGTTCCCTCAAAAGGACTTTGATACATCCACTAGTCTCCGAGAATTAGACTTTCATTACGGCCAAAGAGCTGTGATTCAGTTTCTGGAGGCTGCATTTCAAGAACAGAACGAGAACATCCTCTAAATATTATGTGCATGAGTAGACCAAAGGTGGTCCAAGCGGACCCACCACCACCACCGCCCCCTCCACCTACGGAAGTGGCAGTTCAAAAGCAGCCTAAAAAGAAACAAGCAAAACGCCGTGGCTCTGGTATTGGCAGTCTTATTATCAGGAGACCTACCGTAAATACAGGAGTAAGCGGGGGATCTGGGTCTAATATGAATTATTAAAACAGGAAAGAACTATAAATTATGCAATATGGAATATCACAATCAGTTGCTGCAAGCACAGGAACAGTAAATGTTAAGTGGCACGGAGGCACTGGGTTGTTTTCGGTTGTCCCTGACAATAACTTTAACGCAACAAAAATAACCTTGAAGCACGATGTAAGTGCTAGCGGATCTGCTGATAACTATCAAAGTCTTGGTGTGGACGCTGAGTTTACAGACACAGGCCAGGTTATTTTCACTACTGCTTCTAATTCGCTACAAGTAAAAATTGAAGGGGGATCTTCGGAAACCTACAACATTCTAGTGAAGCCAGTAAACGAGCGCAGCGCTTACTAATTAATTAAATGTCCCTTACCCGCAAACTTACCCGACCTCTTACAAGACCACTTGCTATTGCTTCAAGTGAAGATGTTGTTGAGAGCGACAATGTTGTTTTATCTGGCAGCTATAAAAGCTTTACGCCAACCTTCATTGCCGACAAGTCGATGCTGTTTGACGGGACAGATGACAAGATAACGGTGCCAATCCCGTTGAGCGCCCCCTACACTATTTCGTATTGGATAAAGCTGCTCCACGATGGAACCAGCGTAATTTACAATTTTGACTCAAGAAGCGCGTCATCGACTACCGGTATCTACGTTCACCAGCAGAAGTTTGGCTCAAACCATAAATTGCGCAGCAACTATTTTGCCGACAGCAATCCGATTTCTCTTAACGACTGGCATCACATCGCTGTGACCCACGATGGATCAACTGGCTCTCTTTATATTGACGGCGTTTTAGATAATGCCCAGGCAGGAAACGGAGGCACTGGCGCAGGAGAAATTTGCATCGGAGCTCGCTATACAAATGAGCTATATGGGAATCACGCAATGGACGAGTTTGCGGTCTTTAGTAACGCATTCACCGCACGCGAAGTAGACGCCCTCTATAACAACGGACGCCCCACAAACCTCCTTCAATACTCCACGCTTGACCACTGGTATCGCATGGGAGAGGGCGTGCACGGCGCTAAGAGAGACGGGCAGAGCAACATCCTGTTTGACCAAGGACCGAATGGTGGTCTGGGTTCAGAGCTAATCAAAGCTGACGGGGACCTTTATGGGACCGGTGGGTTTTCTATTTACCCTGGAACCATTCGGACATTCCCAAACGGGACCGCTGCAAGGTATGAAAGACCCAGTAGCGGGGGGAGTGCTAATGCTGGATTTTTTCGTTTAAGAAGCAACGGAGCAACCACACAAGACCCTGTTGTCGGACGAAATTACGAGCTGTCTTTTGACTTTCTGACCGACGATACGGACGCTGTTGCAAGGCTTTGGATACAGGGGTCAGGGTATTACAGATTTCCAACAGGAAGTGGACGCAAAAGCTATTGCTTTACTGCTACAAGCGCTAGTGACCATTTTGTTAATTTTGACAACCTTGACAACGGCAAGTTTGTTCAGGTGTCAGGGATTACATTTAAGGAGATTGCTAATTCCGGCACCATCAATGGCCCAGCGATTCAAGCGGACGGCGGCACGGAGCTGGTGGTCAATGGAGACTTCAGCAATGGGACTACGAGTTGGACTGCTGTTGCAAACACTGGAACAGCGGCTATCTCGATTGCTAGCGGGAAACTTAGAGTTACAAGCAGCACGCCTTTTAGTTACGCTTACCAAAGTTTTCCAACGAGAGTTGATGGAGTCTATTCATTTACCGTTGACGTTACTAAAGGCACTTCACCCAATTACGATGTTTACCTCGGCACATCACAGAACGCGGCAACACTTTTTAACAGCGGCACATTAGCCTTTTCTGATTCACAAGGGGATACTCGCACAATCACCGGCACGTTTACTGCAACCAGCACAACTACGTTCGTTCACTTACGCTCCCGCAACCAAGGAAGCATTACTGATGCCTTCACAGATTTTGACAACGTAAGCGTCAAAGAGGTCACCGAAAGCGTCCCGAAGAAGACCCAGAATCTGCCCAGCGCAGGGAGCGCGAAGAGCCTGTCGTTTGATGGGACGGATGATTTTGCGACGATTCCGTATCAACTTCCTGAAACCACGTTTACTGTTAGCCAGTGGATAAAAATTAACGAAGACAGCTCTTCAAGCACGGCAGTCTATATCTGGGATGCAAGAAGCGCTTCCTACACTCACGCTAACATCTTTTTGCCGATAAAACATTCGGCAACCGAATACAAGTTGCGATGGTGGAACGCAGGAGATTACCGCATCAACAATGCTACTATCTACCCAATCGGTCTC